GTTGATTTTTGGTGCCTTACCATATGGTTTTTGCATGGAAGATTTGTCATCTTTCTCCCAATCATAAGTTTCTTCTTTAACAGTTTTCTTTAAAGATTTTACCATTCTAGCTGCATACGATTTACCTGTTGTAGGTGTCGAATTTGTATTATCTGAACAATCGGAAGGTGCTTCAGTTGCTGCCATCGAATCTAATGTATTCTCACTTGTTGGCTTGTAACCAGATAAACGGTCTAAAGCTCTATTCCAACTTTTATTGTGAGTTTTGATTTTTTGGTTATGTGCCTTCTTATCCATATTTGGTTTTTTCTCAGGTACAACTGGTTGTTGTTTCAACCAAGAAAATACTGTAGACTTTTTTAGTTCATCAATTTGCTCAACTTCTTCTGGCAATTTACCTTTAGGACCATGTGTGCCTAAAGCTGCTTTGATAGCAGGTTTAAGTTCTTTTGCTCTATCACCACGGCGTTTTTCAGCATAATCAGCTGTGTCTTTACTAACACCGGGAGTGTTTATTCCAGGAATATTACCTAAATTAGTTTGACCTTTTCTAGGAAATTTATGAGCCATGTTCATACCGGTACGAGCAAGTAATTTATCTGGAGATTGTTTGACACCAGAGGCCTTCATTGCCTGAGCGCCTGGAGTTTCATCAATCTGTTCCACATCTTCTTTATTCAGATGTTTTTCTAATTTATCAATAGCCGTAGATAAATCATCTTTTTTTGTATTAGCAACAGGTACAGTTACCGTAGATGGATCTTGATGAAGTTTTTCTTGACGAACTTTCTCAATATCGTTGTGTTTCTTTTCTCTTTCGGCCGCAGCTTTACGCCATCTATCTAAAGCAGTAGTTCTTGGTTTTTTGGCTTCATCCAATACTTCTTCATTTACTTTTTCGTTTTTGCTAACCAAGTAGTTACCAACAGTAGACATATAATCTGTAGCCAAAGTTATTTTTGCTTGAACCCAAGCCGGTAATTGTTTTTCATAATCTTTACCAATATAAGAACGGATCATGGCACAACCACGTTCCAATTCTTCAATTTGAGATAATACCATACCACTTTCATCGTCAAGCATTTTACCCATGGCAATAGCAATATGATTTTCTTTAACAAGATTAGATGTGATTGTATCATATTCTTTCATGGTCAAAGGGTATGTTTCACGCATATTGATTAATCGTTCTACCATATTGTGTAGTTCAATATCGGTTTTCATATCTTCACGGGTATATTCCAATACACGGATCAATAATGGAATATCAAAACAAACCATATCTTTTTTATCTGTTTCTTCTGTAGTAAAAATTTTATTTAAAAAACCTTTTTTTGGTTTTGGTTGTACTTTTGTTGTTTTTACTGGACGCTCTATTTTATTTCCTAAATTAATATTTACAATTCTACCACGATTAACATGATTTTGATGTGCTGGAGATAATTTGTCCATACTGACTTCATTTACTTCTTCAGCTGATTCAAACATGTGGTCTTTTTTCCATTTTAAGAATTCACCAGATTTTGAATGTGCAATCTTCATTTCTTTTGTAGCATATTTTGCATTAATACCACGGGAACTTAAAAACTTAGATAGTAAATCAGATTCACTGGTTTCAAGTATTGTTTCTTCAGTCATCTTGCGGTCATTCTTCCATTTTTGGAATTCAGCAGACTTGGCATGAGATATTTTTGTGTCCCTCGAAACAAACTTAGGATTAATACCTCTAGAACTCAAGTAATCGTTTAAAGTACTTGCTTCCGTAACAATATTTTTTAATGTTTTGGATAGTTTCATTATTTTACTTTAGTTTTATTTTGAACAGTTTTAAATGCTTGACGAGCTAAATCTTTTGCACGGGACATTGGAGTATGAACTGCGCCAGATTTATCTTTAATATCTTTTTTCATTGGTTCCCAACCAGAAGTACCAGCAATAGTTGCTTCTACTTGAACTTCTTCAGCTTTGATTGTTGCTCTTGCTGTAGTTTTTTCGGGTATGTCACATTCTGGAGTTTTAACAGATCCATCACCTTCTTTATCTAAAGATTTAACTCTAGTTTTGAAAGATTTGAAACTATTAGATTTACCACCTGGCATACGACCAGCGAGTGTGTCTGTTGTAATAGGAGCATCACTATTTACATCGTAGGCTTCTTTTTGTGCACCATAATAAGCACCAAGAGCCATCTTCTTACGTTCTGCTGTAGATTTACCAGCAAACTTAGGATTATCTGAATGAACAAAGTCATGAATGTAATCACCAGCAGAAGCATCTTTAGAAAGAACTTCATTAATTTCTTGGTCCAATTCAACTTCTTCGTTACGAGCTTTAGCAAGGTTCTCAGGAGCAGAGATAGAATCTTTCTTAGGAGCTTTAACATCAGCCATAGTCAATGGTGTGTCGCCTTTTGCTTTACGGAGATAAGCAGGTACATCAGATTTACGAACCATTTCTAAAAGTTTTTCAGTAAACTCACGACCTTCTTTAACTTTCTTTTTACCACGGAGAATTTTGAAATCTTGGGAATCAATTTTGTTGTTGTGATTGGCATCAATTCTATCTTGATTACCTTTCAATTCTTCTTTCATGGCTTTCTTATCAGCAATAGCTTTTTTCATAGATTCTTTTTTGTTACCATCTTTATCCATGTCCAAAAAATCTGGCTTTGCATCTTCTTTCATCTCTTTGTCTTTTGGACCTTTGAGATTATCAACAGGAGATTTAGTTTGGTCTTTCTTTGCTTTAGCAGAATTACCATAACTTCCACCATAAACTCTCATGCCTGTAGGTGTAGGTTCTTTGATAGGTGCAGTTTCATTAAGGAGTTGATCCTTTTGTTCTACAGGTTGTTCACCTAGAACTTTATTAACTGCATCAATCATTGACTGGCTTACTTTACTTTTTGCAAACATTTTAATCTCCGTTTTTTTTCTTTTTCTTAATTGTTGCGGATGTTTTTATTTTAACATCATCTGGTGTAACTAAAGGTTCTTTATTAGTAGAACCACCTAATACTCCACCTACTCCCATATCACAAGCACCTGGATCATCTATTGCTTCTCTAAATGAACTAAATGACTTTTGTTCGGAATAAGTTTGATTTCCTAAACCTGCTGTTACACCAGGAACACGGGAATTGTATGTGTCGCCAATACCTGTTCCTTGATTTACAGACCTACTCATTGAAACATTAAAAATCTTACCTCTTTGAGCTTTTACTTTCTCTTTGTCCTTTTGGAAGTTGGGCTCTTTGGCTTGGGGGAGGACTTGGACTTTGGGGCCACTTTTTTGGCCGGAGCTTTCACCGGTGCCTTCGGTGTATCCTCTTGGGTCGTAGCCGGAGTTGTACTTAATGTCTCCGTCTGTGACTGAATCAACTTTTCCAAGTTTTCGTTGGAGCTGCTGTCCTGGAGCGTTTTCTCTGATTTGGGTTTTAGTTTTAACCAATCTGCTAGGGCTTTTAACATTTTTATTTTCCTTAAATAATGAATTAATATTTAATTTACTTCTACGATTCAACCAATCTTCGGCTGTTTCTCCTACTACACCAGAATCTAAAAATTCATTTGTTTTTTCGTATACAAAATGAATATCTTCTTCTTTGGTATCTAGGTTGCCAGTATTATCAAAAGTAACACATTCGGCAAATGATTCTTGGAAATATTTAGTATTTTGCTGAGATTTCAACCATTTATCATGGCGAACCGATTCAACCATCATTCTGGACAATAGAGAGTTTCTTTCCTTACTGGTTTCATTGGTGGTCTCAACAAAAATCATCATGGTTTCATAACCAAGTTCTTCTAATTCTTCTTTAATGTAAGCAATTTTATCTTGGTCATCAGCAGGTCCGTTAATAATCAATGGACCACGATTACGAATACCTTCTCTACGGAAATCACTAGTTTTTTCAGATAACTTTTGTTTGTCACCCAAATATTCTTGTGATTGAATAAAGTTTAATTCTACAATCTTAGATTCAGCAATGGCTTCACGAATAACAATATCTTTACCAGAACCGGGACCACCAGTTACAAAGATTGCTTTGAACTGGCCACGATTATAGGACTCATGTAATCCCATACCTTTACGAGTATCGTGCATTAATTCTTTTGCATGAGTATCTGATACATGAGCAGGAACACCTTTACGGAACTCACCAAAGTTTTTGTTCTTCGCATGTTCTCTCATTTTAGTGCCAGACATACCTTCAGTACCTTCTGCATCAGGATCTCTTTGACCGGCAGAATGCACAGTAATCTTTTTAAAGTTATACAAAGCACCTTTATGTGTGCCATTATATTTGTGCAACTTTTCTTTCATTTCTTTAACACGGTCAGAACCAACAACCATGTGTAAATGTGTTACACCTTGTTTATGTAACTTTTCTGCGTGACTTAAAAATGTTGGATGTTCTTTTGTAGAAGCTTCAACATTGGTGCCAGGAGAATATCTTTTTAAATGTTTAACTTTTTGTTCAGCAGATAGTGGATTCTTCTTAGAATCTTGTGAATGTGAAACGATAACATGATGTGAACCACCAACCTTGTTAGCAATCTCTTTAACTTTGTCAATGAGTTTAAGATGACCAGTAGTAGGAGGATTCACTCGGCCATAGGTGAACACGGCATGTTTGCCTGATTCTTTTGCTTCGGATAGCTCTAAGAATGATTTCATGTTTTAGTGTGAGTACGCTGGAGTTACATTCCAGTTTGATGTGTTAGATTTCAAAGCATTGCTATTAGTTTTTGGTCTGTAATGAGCCAATGCGGTGTGTGATCCATCTTTTTCAACTTTATGTAATGTTACGGCTGCACCATTTCTAGAAACTGCATATTTGGTTTTTTTACTATTAAAGACTTTGTTTAATGGATGTTCACTACCTGGAGTAACAGTCGCTTTAGTTTTTTTCTCTGAGTCACCTTTAACACTTACTTTAGACCAAGGCATTTTAGTTTTTGGAGTTAAATGGTTTCTTAATAATTTACCAACCATTCTATGTCCTTCATCACCAACATTGTGTAATAGATGATGAATGTGGTCATGTAATTCTTTTGCTGTATCAACATGAACAGGTTTTGCTAAATCACTAGCTTTCTTTTCGATGGATGAGTGACTTTCAACACCTTCTTTTTTTCTAGTTGCATCAATTAATCTTCCACGTTCTGCAGCAGATTTATCTGCATGACCCATTTCATGGTGAACCTTCGACAATCCTTCTCTAGCAACTTTTTCTGTTTCCAATTTTCTTGTAGGATGATCCAGTTCATTATCAAAATGAATTGCTGGATTTTTTGTAGTAATTTTACCAGATTTTTCAGAAGATTTTAACGAGAAACCTTCGTGATGTTGTTCATGTCCTTCACCAAAAGCTTCTTTTAAATGTCCTGGAACATAAGAACTAACACTAACATCTGATGGATTCTCTTGGCCATCATTGTATTTTCCTTTTGTGAATCTACCAATATCACCTGGTTTTGATGTGTGACCAACGGAAGATATTCTAACATGAGGTCCGTGTTTTTGTTTCAATGTTTCTAATATGGCATCAGCAGCAACTTTTCCATGATGTTCACGAATTTTAGCTTGAGATTTTTGACGAGGATTTATAGCATATTTATTTTTAATATCATTAATTGCTTTTTTGTGTGGAGCAATATCTTTTTTGTGTTCTTCTGATCCATAAGTTCCGTGTTGAGCGTGCATATGATGCATTAAATGAACAACTGTTGAATGTTCCGTAATTTTTCCGGAAGGATCTGCAGGAAGTCCTTTTTCTTTTTTTTCTGCTTCGTTTAATTCTTGTTCATCATCTTCATGGCCAGATTTTTCTAAATCTTTTTTAGTAGGTTCATTTGTATTATGATCCCATTGTACCAATTTTGTTATACCGTGTAAATTCTTATTGAAGAAAACTGCGTGTTTACCATTAGGATTATTAAAAATGTGCACATCAACTTTATGACCATCTTTTGTTGAATAAGAATGGAAAGGTTTTAAACTAGAAAAATCATGGTCATCACCAAAGTTTTCTTGAATGGGAACAATGTAAGATTCTTTTAACCAGTTTTTAAATTTTTTCATTTTGCAAACCTAGGATTATTTAAAATTGCATTCGATACTTTAACTGGAACCAACTTAGTAGTAGGTCTCATTTTACCTTCTTTATCTTTCTTTTGAAGTACAATGCCTTCACCAGCAGATTTCTTACCATCAATACTTGTTTCCATGTCCGGATGTTTAACACCTTTTAATACATGCTCAGTAGCTTGTGCTAAATGGTGACGAATATCTAAAGACCTTTGAAAATGATGAGCATTCTTATCTACATGAGCCGATAACGATTTAAATTTAGATTTTGTTTTTTCTTGGCCAGCGGATGTTTTTAACTTGCCGGCAGCTTTCTCACCTTCATCATTTAAATGCTTTTTATAACCTCCAACAGAAGCAGTTTCACCACGGCGAGTTGTTCTATTCAAATAGGTAGTAAAATGACCACCTTTTTTAGTATCGATGTGTTCTGGAGTTAAATGATGTGTAGTATGATTCTTCATTAATGCTTCAGCAGCATTAAGATGGTGTTCTGTAGCATCACTATCTTCTTTTGAATATGTAGAAGGTTCTGCTTTATATTCGTGGTGTGGAACAAATACATTCTTACTATGTTTTAAAGCACCTTTAGTAACTCCATGTGCGACACCGTGAGTAATCTCTGTGTGAACTGCAATGCCAAGAGGAGCATCAGTTTTTGCTTTGTAAGTAATTCTATTTGGTGTTGTGGTTGTTGTGGTCATGATTTTGTTCCTGGTTCTACTGGAGTATGTAGTAAATCTCCCTGGACATGATGGCCTTTATTAACAAATTCGTGGCCATGCTTTAATAGATGTTTTAATGATGTTGCATATTCTGGCTGATGGCCGAAATGTTTATCAATTTCCTCTGGACTTCTAGCAATAACTCCCCTAGCAATACGATGCTTATCAGAAACACCAACACCTTTATCATCATGAATTACATGAACAGAGGCACCACCATCGGTTTTTAGGGATGCGCCAACGGTACTTGGTTTACCCATACGTTTTTTGTGGAATTGTCGTAGTAAATCCAAAGCCATTTGGCCATGTTTAGGATCTTCATGTGGCAAGTCTTTTGTATGAGTAAGATGACCAAGCATCTCATCGTCAACAGACGTTGCTTCTACTAGAAACGATTTAAATCTTAACATTATTTTCCCTTCAGATTGCAACACACTTTGGTTGCCAGTTCCTTATTTATACAACATCCAACCTTTCTGGTCGTAACCATAGAAAGATTGGCTTAGATACATAGTCAACGAATTGTTGGCTTTATATAAGCGTATCCAATGTTTGGAATAGGTCGTATTTGGGTGTATACCCTAGGGATTTGAGTTTTGAGATGTCCAGTACCATGTTTTTTGTTTGTACTGTTTTATGAAATTTAGGAATTTCCATGGTTCCAAATTTTGATGTCGAATTGATTTTAGATTTTACATAATCCAAAGCTTGTTTGATAAACACATTTTCACCATTACCAATGTTATAGATTTCATTGATATTTCCTTTTTCTATAATAAGATTAATGGCTTGTACTACATCGTCAACATGAATGTAATCACGATAAAAAATACCGCCTTCGTAAAGACTAATATCTTCGTTATTGACTACCTGATTAATCATGTATTGTAATGCGTTTTTCTTCTTGGATACTTTATAGTCACTTTTACCCAAGACATTGGCCAAACGGAGAATTCGGTATTTAATATTAAAAGTTTCACAATATGAAATTAATAGTTGTTCGGCGGTACGTTTGGTGATTGAATAGAATCCTCTAGGATTACAGTAAGAATCTTCTTTGGCTGGTAGTTCCACATCTCCATAAACGAACCAGGAACTAATGAAATTAAAAGTTACATT